CCTGCCCTCTTCGGGGGGTGGGGTTTTACTGAGGTATAACATGGCATTTTCAACAGATGCAGACTTAACCGACATAATCCCCGACATCCTTACCTTGGGCATTACTCAGTTCACTGATGAGCATCCAAAAGCACAGTCAGATATTGAGCGAGAGATTCGCAATAGGTGGTGGGAGAAGCGCGGTATATCCGGTGAGCTTAACCCTAATTATTTAACCGATTCGCAGTGGACTAGAACCGCTGTTTACTTGGTTCTGTGGAAGTACGCATTACCCCAGCTTACAAACTGGGTGGATGGTGATCGCTTTCAAAACATGATTGGCTTTTACAAGTCCCGTTACGCTGAAGAGCTTGAGGCTGTATTTCAAGACGGCGTTGAATATGACGATGACAACAACGGCACTATTGACGAAGACGAAAAGACCCCCATTAATCACGGTCGGTTAGTTCGTTAATGGAAATAAAGATAAGCTCAAACGCCCGAGACATTGCCAAGCGTGTAGGCAAGAAAGGAAAAGAGTTATCTGATAGCGTCAAACGTGCGTTATCCCGTACGGCTCAGGCTGGCGTAAACATTATTGAAGACCGTACCGCTGAAGGTCAGGGCTACAAGGGCGGTAAGTTTGCCGAATATAACCCTGTTTATGCTGCTTTTAGAAGATCAAAGGGGCGAGGCGAAATGCCGGACTTACAATTTACAGGGAAGATGCTTGGCTCTATGACTACCCGAGCTAACAACAGGCAGGCAGAGATATTCTTCAGCCGAGCAACAGAGTCTAAGAAAGCGGCAATGAATAACAAAAAGCGGCCTTTCTTTGGCTTTAGCCAGCAGGAAGAAAAGAAGCTAGGTGAAATATTCTTTAGGAATTTAAAATGAGCGTTAGAGAAAATATAGCTGAAAATCTAGTAACAACCCTTCAAGGCATTACTAGCCCTGTCAGCATCAAATACGTTACTAGAGAACCGTTTGATTTCCAGAAGCTATCTAATGCTCAATACCCGGCAATCCTAGTAAGGAGCGCAGGCGAGGAGCGCGGTGATTCAAGCATTGGCGGATCTATTACTCAGCGCATGGGTAATATTGATTATGATTTGATTTGCTACGTTAAAGGCGCGGTGATTGACGCTGCCCGAAATGATATAATCGAAGCAATCGAGGAAGGTCTTGATGTTGACCGTTCTAGGGGCGGTAATGCCCTTGATACGCAGATAACACGCATCGAGATTGATGAAGGTTCTATTGATCCCATTGGTGGGGTTATAATGACAATTCGCGTTTTGTACCAATACACTCGCGGCACAACTTAACTTAATATAGAGGTATTATCATGGCGACTAAAACAGGCGCATCTGGTGTTGTAAAACTGCAAGTGGCTGGTACGACTGTAGCCGTTGTCGGTGAAGTACGTTCGTACACGTTTGAAGGTTCAGCAGACACAATCGAAGATTCGGTGATGGGTGACGTTTCGCGCACCTATAAGCAAGGCTTATCAACTAACACTGTATCCCTGGAAGTATATTGGGATGAAGCAGACGCACAGCAGCTTATTCTTGATGAGCGCACTTCTGTTGATTTTGAAATCTATCCTACAGGCACTGGCTCCGGCGAGACTTTCTTCTCTGGCACTGGTATTGTTACTTCTCGCTCTATCACTGGTTCTTTTGATGGTATGGTAGAGGCAAGCTTTTCAATCCAATGCAGCGGCGCAGTAACCGAAGCACAAGTTTAATTAACCAAGGGGAAAACCATGGGATTAGCTAAAGAATTAAGAAGCAGAAGAAAGTTGCCACCACGCGCTGTGTTAGTGCCTGAGTGGGGTGATGAGTCTGGGCCGTTTAAGTTATTCAGCCGAAGCATTACTTGCTATGACTTAGACCAGCTACAGAAGAAACACCCGAACTTTCTAACCAACACCACTATTGGATCAATGGTTGATCTGATCTGCATGAAGGCTGAAGACGAAGGCGGCAACAAGCTTTTCGGTTCTGCTGAAGATCGTATTGACTTGATGGGTGAAGAAACGACTGTAATCTCTGAGATTGCTAACCAGATGTTTGCCGAGATTGAATCAATAGAGGATGCAGCAAAAAACTAAAAGCCGATCCGTTTAGGGTAAATTTATTATCCTTGGCTGATCGGCTTCACATAAGTATTGATGAGGCTGAACAAATGCCACTTAATCACTTTTATGAGTGGGTGGCATACTTCCAACTAATGAGCGAATCTAATGGCTGAAAATGTAAAGATTGTAATTAGCGCGATAGACAACACCAAGAAAGCTTTTGGTGGCGTAACTAACGGTCTAAAAGCAGTGGCAAAAGCAGCCTTTAGCATGAAGACGGCATTGATCGCTGCGGCTGGTGTTGCGGCCGTTGGCTACTTGATCAAGCAGTCTTTAACAGCCGTGGATTCGCTAAAGAAAACCGCAGATAAGATAGGCACAACAACTGAGGCTTTGAGCAGGCTTCAATATGCTGCCGAGCTTACGGGCGTATCGGTTGAGACGGTTAATATGGCTTCTCAGCGTTTCACCCGAAGGCTAGCGGAGGCAGCTAGAGGCACTGGGGAAGCAGAGGACGCACTTCGGGAGCTAGGCATCAATGCGGAAGAGTTAAAGAAGCAAGGCTTAGATGAGCAGATGCTTATTCTTGCTGATGCCTTTAAAGAGGTGACCAGCTCTGCCGATAAAGTACGCCTAGCAATGAAATTATTTGACTCGGAAGGTGTTAGTCTAGTCAACACTTTAGCCGAGGGCAGGGCTGGCTTAATCGCAATGTTTAAGGAAGCAGAGACCCTTGGTGTTGTTATGTCTGCCCGCGCAGCATCTGGAATTGAGGACGCAAATGACGCTTTAACCAAGCTAGGGTCATTGTTTAGAGGTATTCGAGACCAAATTACTGGCGCTCTTGCCCCGACAATTGTTTACTTAACCACACTAATAAAAGATAAGCTTCTTGAGGCGGTTACAAAGGCTGGAGGTTCAATAGAGCAGTTTGCTAATACCTTTATTAAAAACGCCATTGTTGCTTTTGGTAAGTTTGTTATAGGCATATCCAAGGCTATAGAAGGAATTATTAAATTTGCCAACACTGTTGCCTTTATGGTGGGAAAGGTTAAGGCTTACTTTGATGAAACTTCGGTTGCCATTGAAAACACTTTTGGCTTTGCGGTTTCCGACAAGATCAGGAAAGCGGGAGAGCAGATTGTATTTTTTGGCGAAAACTCTGGCTTTGCCTTTGGTGAGGTTAACAAGCTAGCTTCAGGATTAGAAAACTTTACCGCAAAAGCAACCTTGTTTAGCGAAATACTTAGGGATATAAAGCTTGGATTTAAAGATTGGAGCGATGCCCTTCCAACCACCACGGCTAACATCAAGTCTCTTACTAATCAGGGCTTAAACGGCCTGACTGATGCCCTGACCGCTGGCGTAACTGGCGCGGCTAACTTCGCTGACGCAATGAAGTCTATGGCCAAGAGTGTTATCGATAGCCTGATTAAAATGCTGATTCAAAAGTATATTGTTGATGCTGCATTTGGCGCGATTACTGGCTTTTTTGACCCCCAGACACGCATTAATTCATCTGCCGGGTATGGCTCATCTTTAGGTGGCGCTGACCCGTTTAATACTAGCAACTTTGCCCCTAGAGCTATTGGCGGCTCAGTCCAGAACGGGGCGCCCTACATGGTAGGTGAGCGCGGGCCAGAAATGTTCGTGCCTAACTCGCAAGGGTCAATTGTACCTAACAACAGAATTGGTGGTGGCGGCGTTACCGTTAACCAGACCATTAACGTCACTACAGGCGTGCAGCAGACAGTTCGTGCAGAAATTGCTACACTGATGCCACAGATAGCCAATGCCGCCAAAGGTGCAGTTGCAGACGCAAGACAGCGCGGTGGTGGATTCAGCAAAGCCTTAGTGGGAGCATAAAATGCCTTTAGCATTTCCAAATGTAGGATTGCAGTCAATTAGCCTGCGATTAAAACGGGCGGTCGCTGTTACTTCATCACCGTTTACTTATGATCAGCAGGTGTATACACATCAAGGGGCTATATGGGAAGCAGAGGTGTCACTACCGCCTTTGACTCACGCAGAGGCACGATCAGTCGAGGCTTTTATAGTAGGCTTAAAAGGCCGTTTTGGTACGTTTACGTTCGGTCATCCGTTGCATACCAGTACAGCAACCAGTACGACAACGGGAACGGCTGCTGTTAGATCTGAAACTCTTACGACTTCAGTAGCTGCAACTGCGGTTACGGCAGGCACTTATTTTCAAGTCGGTGATTACCTTTACATGGTAACGTCAGATAAGGCATCTGGCGCAGGGACGTTAAACTTTCAGCCCCCATTAAGGGCA